GAACCCTATTCCCATGAGCACTAGCCCGGGGCACGGGTGGAGTGATGATCGACCACCTGGGGTCCGGGGAAAGCAACACTTGTTTTCGGATGAGTTTCCTCGACATATCACAAGTGAAAAGCTTGATAGACGTTTCACTGAATTGTGTGCGGAGGCTGAGCAAGGGCGGAGATTGTCTGTGATCTTCTCCGCGGCCCTGAAGGATGAGAAGAGGAGCGTGGATCCAGCTGGAAGGGTGAAAAATACTAGGGTCATTATGGGAAGTCAGGTTGATTTCACCATGTTGATGCGGAAGTACTTCGGTCCCTATTTTTCTGCGCACACAGCTAATTATGCCAAGACACCTTCTGCCGTTGGTATGAATGTTTGCTCACCTGATTGGGATGATATGATACGGACTTTGCTTGAAGTTGGAGATGAGGGCTTTGATGGAGATTTCAAATGCTTTCAGTCTTTGTGCTCTGGCCTCCTTTACGATGCCTTTCTGATACACGTGGAGTATTGGTTCTCACTTGGATCAGAACCCGTTCCGGAGAAAGATAAAGTGGCTCGGAAAGCCATCATTGAGGAATTGAAGGCTGCGCAGATTTCGGTCCTGGGTTTCATAATAATCATTTTGTCGATTTTGCCCTCTGGTATACCAGGTACAGTGATTGTTAACAACTGCAATGTCTTTGTGCTCATGGGCATTGCATACACGCGACTTGCCAATAAGCATGGACCCGATTACAAATCAATGTGGTGGTTTGTAAGGTTAGTACGCTTGAAGCTGTATGGTGATGATCACATTGCTGTTCCCGCGGCAAAGGTGAGATGGTTTAATTTTGCTAACGTAAAGGGAATCTTCAAAGACATGGGGATCACTTACACTCCAGCTAACAAGGAAGAAGGTGATTATGACCTTAAACCCATTCTGGAGTTGTCCTTTTTGAAAGCTCGGACCCGCTTTGATCCAAACATGATACCAGGGATATCCTATTTTTACTGTCCTAGTGATAATGATTTGTACCCCACTATGCAGTATAGGACGAAAACCTTACCACCATTTGAAGCGGAAGCTATGAATGGAGATGACCTTTTGCGACGTGCCTTTGGGCAGGGTCGTGATCGATTTGAGGAGCATCGCAAACGGTTGTGGGCGGCATTTTTGCGAGTTGGAAACCCACACATCCCAATCACATGGGAAACTTGTATGAGTTTGTGGGCTACTGGGCATCTGACAGTACACACTGATAGGATGGGTGGTGTCAATTCTGAGAATGTCATCATGCATGCCTATGATGATGTTGCAAACGCGGCCTATGTTGATCGTTCCAATTGGCAACCCGAGTTCGAGAGTATCCCGGGTTGGAGTTATGAGGATGACTATTCCTCATGGGATAGCCCATTAGGAATGCATCCCGTGGTCCAGTTTCAAATGGATGCATTCACTGATGATCCAGTTTCCGTGAGCGCTCCTGAGCAGAAGGAAGAAGCTGTGGTTGCCAGACCTGGAGAGGTTAAGGAAACGGCTCCCCAGCCTGTGACTTCAGTGCAAGAGCTCATCAAAAGGCCCGCCGTCACTGCGGCTGGAACTGGGGCACCCGTTGTGGCCATTAATGTGGCTCAAGGGTTTCTTGCTAGCCCACCAAATATTGGGCCAAATGGACTCTTGGCGTTCTTTTCCCAGATTTATAGGTTCTATAGAGGAGGAATCTATACGTTGGCTATCAATACAGGAGGAGCTTCTTCTGCATACCACCCTCGACTGGGTACGAATGCATTTGACACTCATATTGGTCACTTTGTTCCTACACAAGGACAGATTACAGGTGCGGGACCTGTGTCTATTACGAATGACAGGATTGGATTTTTGGAGAACAAGATTGGGTTCTTCAGCACATACCCATTCTTGATCATACCGAGAGAAGTGGCACAATTGTCTTCGGACTTGTACTCTTTTGGGGAAGTTACTTATTTGGGGGATGTGTTTGATTCGAACATGAGAGTCTTCATAGCCGCCAATGATGATTTTCGGTTTGGATACGTTTGCCAGGTTCCTTTTGTCACAACTCCTCCAGCTATAGGTGAATTGGAAGCTCAGATGGACTCTGGTGTGAGTTTCTCCGACACAACGCCTTCCATTGAGACGGGCGGAGGAAGAGAAATCAAGGAGATCTCACCAGAGAGACAGGACAACGCTGAGGAACAGTTTACCATCCATTCACTCTTGGCGCGTCCACAATTCATAAGGGAGATAACTTGGAACACGTCTCAACCAAATGATACTGCGTTGGCAGATTTCGTGATTCCAAGAGATCTCATACCAACTGGGGTGGCGGTAACACCTTTCCGGTTATTCCGGAACTTTCGAGGTTCCTCAGTGATTACCATTAGTGTGCAGTCTCCATTTTCACAGCAAGGATTGGTTATTGCCTACTTCCAACCAGCCATGTCACCAGCTGATATTGATGCCAATGTTGCGAACAACAAAGTGTCACAAACGGTGTGTCCACATGTCTTTTTGAGTGCATCTGGGACAAGATCAGTGGAGATTACCATACCATATGTTTACCCACCATCGCGGTTGTTCACAGATGCTGGCGCTTTTAACCAGAATATAGGTACATTGCGCGTGGCAGTCTTTGAGCAATTAGCAAGTGGACCGAATGCTATAGGTAACGCTTTGGAAGCTAAAATCATGGTGGCAGCTCGGTTCGTTGACAGTAGTCTGCAAATTTTGAACAAAGATTTGACTTTAGCTTCTTCCCTTGGAGTGATGGAAGCTCAGTTCTCCACAGCTGTTCAT